GCATTATTTTTTCTTACTTTTTATATGAAAAACATCAAGATGTAATTTATTCTTAAGGGATTTAGCCTCAGATATCCATTTCTTTATGTTAAAAAGGTATACTGAAATATAAATTGTTGATCCAAATATAAAACCCCATTGTTTTGTTTGGATGCTATATGCTACCCAAGCACATTCGGTACAGATACCTACTGCGTATCCCCGCCAATTTTTGCGTCCAGTCAGATATATACCGACAACGCCAATAGATGATAAAGCCCATGACCAAATTTGTGTATTCATTCTACTCCTATTATACCAAAAGGGCGAGACAATTAAGTCTCGCCCTCAAGGTTGTATTATTTACTTCTTTAGTGCAACCTTAGCCTTTGGATGGGCCTTGTTCCACTTTGTAGCAAGAGCGTTGTACTCTGCCTTGTATGCTGCTGCAGTCGTGGCTGCTGTTGCATCAGAAGCAGCCTGAGCTGTTGCTAATGCAGAAGCCTTATCTGCTGCTGCCTTTGTTGTTGCGTCTGCAAGAGCCTTGTCAGATGCAACCTTATCTGCTGCACGACCTGCAACTACTGTTGCTAGCTGTGAGTTAAGTGATGCAATCTGTGCATTCAAAGAAGAAATTGTAGCGTTTAGGTCTGATACAGCAAATGTTGCTGCTACCGACTTAACTGCTGCTGGAAGTCCAGTTGCTGAGTTAGCAATTGAAGCATCTGTTGCGACTACAGTGATGTTGCCAGAAACTGCTGTTGCAAGAGTTGCTGACTTAGAACCCAAAACTAGAGTAGAATCTGCAGTTACATCTGCTGATGTTGCAGTAACAAGTGACTTTGTAAGCGAAAGATCCGCAAAAGTTGAACCAATTACTGTAACAGAAACTGTTTCTCCGCCAACTACGTTACCAAAAACGTCCTTTGCAGATACTGCAATTGCTGGGGCTGTTCCAACTGCTGTAGCAGAAGGTACTGAGATGGCGATGTTATTTGCTGCTCCAGCGATACCCTTAATGTATACAATTGTTGAGTATGAACCATTAGTGATGGTTACTGATCCAACTGAAGTAGTTGTTGTATAAGCATAGACTGTTGATGCAGATCCAGTAGATGTTACTGAAACTGAAGCCACGCCTGATGCTACTGACTTAGGAGCATCTGTTGTGTTAAGTGCTGATACTAGCGATACGCCAGATGCTGTAAAGGTTACTACGGTACCTGTGTCTGCTGTTGCAGCAAGTGCAACTGAGTGACCTGCATCAATCACGTTAGATGCTGGGACTGCTACGGTTGCTGGTGCTGCAGAAGTTGTTGCATTAGCTGAACCCGCTACTGTTACAGCGAGGGGAGCAGCATGTGCTGATGTTGAGATACCTGTAAATGCTAGGGCTGCAGCGATAGCAATGGCAATCTTCTTATTTGTTTTCATTTATTTCCTTTTCTTATTCGGTTTATTTTCCTAGGTTTTTACCTAATAATTTAGGCAAATCTAACATGCCCTGCTTTAGGGCTTCCAACTCTTTTTTAAGTTTGGAATTTTCTTTGCGAAGATCATTCGCAATAGACTCTATTCTATCACATTGTATTTGTTTTGTCTCTATAGCCTCGATATACCAGCTTAATTTTTGCTGAGAATCGTGATACAAAGCCTCATAATCAACTTTAGACTTATTACTCTTTAGTAACTTAAATTTCATAATCCCTACAATATAGTAAAATTATCTACAAATCCAGTATTTGGATTAGGCTCATCGTCCAAATCATCTATACCAAGATAATCTCTTAAACTAGCTGGCATATATTTTATAGTTGGTGCTTTGATTGTATTATCAGTTTTAGTAGTTGAACTTGTTCCGACTACCGCCTCATCAAATGCATCATAGGAGTAAACTTGGATTTCTCCATCTCCCTTTGGTGTTAATGATATCGCATTAAATATTGCACCGCAAGTTGCGTCAGCAAGGTCTTTTGAACCTTTACGTGGGTGATCAACCTTGTCTTTTTTAACAATTCTTAATTCAAGTAATTCATCAATAATTAAAGGTAATCTTGGACCAGTTAATCTTTCTTCCATTACGCACAAAAGCATATCTTCGTAATGCTTTTTAGCAACAGACAAGACTTCACAATTCATTCCGTATGACTTTAACTGCTCCATCATATCAAACGAGTTCCAACGGTCAAATGTAACTCTGCGAATATTAAATCCTCTTTGTTTTAAACTAATTATATAGTTTTTTACATCCGTGAAATCAACAGATTTTTCTTTTGTAGGAGTCCAGTATCTAATTGCGTCAACCACAACATATGGCTGAGCATCCGTGTAGGCTCCAGACAACTTCATAGTTACCCATTTATCAACATGAGCCATTGATACTGCACAGTGGTCATGTTTTTGGGCTAAGTCAACGTGAATGTAATATGATTTTTCTGGATCTGGCTGAAACCAATCCTTGAACGCATTGTTTTCATCTAATGCTATGTTTAAATTGCTAAATGCAGTTTCAACTTTTTCACGGGAATGGAAAAGAGCATCAATAGCTTCAGGAGGCATACATGCAAAACGAGATAGGGCATCTATGGGATCTGAATAAAAATTCATAGCTAAATCCTTAATATTAATTGTTGGGTTGATTTCCCATGTTGGGCGTTTTAAAGCAAATACCCTAGGAACATTATAGTTAATAATATGGTCTTCTTCCCATTCAATGGAAAATTCATTACCCTCTGTTCCATCTGGCAAATCTTCATCTACCTTAAATGTATGTGTACGAATAATAACTTCTTTATCCGCAACAACTTCATTATATCTTTGCTGTATATAATCGTTTTTAAATCGTGGAAAAGAAAGTAGAATAACTTTTCCAAACTGTGGGAAACGAGAGTCAACAGAACCTCTAAACATTTTATATATCGCAGCAGCAGTTTTAGCCTGTTCATTACCGCTTGTAGAATCTAAATCAAAACCAGAAATTTCATCAAGTACCGCAAACAATAAGTTGTAACCTTCCCAAGATTCTCTTTGAGAGTGACCAGAGTGTACGGTTATAGACTTTTCAAAAGCAATACTTCCCATCTTTGCTTCATATTTTCCATCGAACCATCTGCAGCGAGTAATTCTATTTTTAAAGCCTTTAAAGAAAACCTGTTGAGCTTGAATGGCGTTTACAGCAACGTTAATAATATCAATAGAATCACCTGGTGGTTTGCCATAATATCTTGCTGGATCTTTTAAACATAGCAATAGATAAACTACATATGAACATGCAATTGTTGAAGTATAGTCTTTACCTGAGCCTTTACCAAGCTGAAATATGACTTCGTTACAAGTTTGTCCCCACCTTTTTGCACCTTCTTCTTCTCCATAAAGCTTTATAAGCGTTTCTTTTTTATAAATTTGTGTAGAAGCTTTAATCATTGTATATTGATATTGTGAAAGTGGAGGCAAGCCTAAATAATCTTTAGAGGTTACAAACTCTTCAATATCTACTGGCTTTTCTTCAAAAGCATCTTCTTCAAGTGCTCCCAGAAATTCATCAAAGTTAATGTCTATTTTGGCACCTTTACCTTAGCATACATATGATTACTATAAGCATATCTTTTTTCTGATTTGACTATCGCAACTCCATGAGAGCAGCCTTCTGCTGAACTATGAATTACAAGATCTCCTGGGTTTGGTTTATAAATTATTCCAAGATTTGGATAAAATATTTCTCCGCCTTCAAAATCATTAAGATATACAACTGTTCCATATATGGATAAATCTCTTATCTCGTAAGGAGTTCCTTCAACATATTCTTTTGCCATTTGTTCAACTTCTGCAAAATCATAAACGTCAGCGTGGACTCCCCACTTATCCCCTTTAACCATTTTAGAAGCATTTGTAGATTCACCAAGTAGCATATAATCTGGCAACAATGTTTTTAATTTATCTCTAACAAAAGAAATTTTTTCTGGGCAGATTAAGTTTTTAATAAAAAATCCTTCTATTGGATGAAACCATTCCGATTCATCTTTTGCATCAATATAGCTACATATGTCATCAGCCTCTTCTTTTGATAAAAAGTTTTTATAAATATAAACTTCTGGGCCTATCTGCTCTACATTAGGATGCTCTTCAAACATAATTACTCCACAACTATAGTTTCTACTGTTTTTGTAGCTTGAGATAATCTTCTAGCAACTTCTTGTTTACAATTTGGGCAAGATGATGTTACGTCTCTTAAGATTCCAACCAATATTTCCTGCTTACGTTCGGTTTCTAATATTTGATCTGCCATTTCATTTTTTTCAAGAACTCCAGCTTTTTGAAGCATGTCAATTCTTTTACCTTCTACATCTGCAATTAGCTTTAATGATTGGGCTTTTACATTTAAAGCATCTTGAGCATCGGCTTGCCCTACGGTATTCCAAGCTTCTTTAATGATCATAGAATAATGCTGATCCGCAGCACCCAAAGCTTCTCTAGCTCTTTCACGAATACCATTATCACCCTGCATAAGTTCTCGCCAATTGGATAACATTTGGTTAACCTGGGTTGGTTTGATAGAAAAAGATTTAGCAATCTGATTAACGTTATTGCCCTTAATAAACTCAGCAACAACTTTATTCATTTGCTCAAAATGATCAGTTAGCTCTACAACATTATCCATTTTTTATTACCGATTCCAATTCTTTTTTAATAAAAATACAGTTATATTGATTGTTTCCATATTCTTGATCTCGTGCCAAAAGAACAAATTCATGATCATTTAAATATTTATTGATATCTTTAAACAACCATTGATTTTTCCAAAACTCATGCTCTTCTACTTCTATAAAAATACTTGATACATTTTTTAATATTTCAGAAGCACCAGACAAAACTTCTTTACTTGCTCCTTCGCAATCAATCCATAAACAAATATTATTATATTTATTAAAAGAATTATTAAGCGATATGCTTTCAACATCTATATATGTATAACTTTTATTTTCATTTCTGTTGGCTATGGAATTGTTTCCAGCAAGATTAGTAACATCATCTTGCATTTCAAATTTTATAACACCATCTTTATCAGAAACAGCTTTATTTATATAATTTACATTTTCTATTTTTCCAACTGAATTATAAACATATGGACTTGCTTCAAAAGCCCAGACATCTTTTATGATATTAGACATTGATCTTGAAAACTCGGCTGCATGCGCTCCAACTTCTACGGACACATCTGGTTTAATTATTTTTTGAATATTAATAAAATATTCAACTAATTCTTCGTGAGAAAGTATGTTATCCATTGTCTGTTTTATAAAACCCTGAACCTTTAAATTGAATACCAGCAGGAGAATAAACTCTTGTCATATTATACCCACAGCTTGGACATGGAGGAATTGATTCTGGGTCACTGAATGATCTAGTAACCTCTATTTTTTCTTCACATTCAACACAATTATATTCGTATATTGGCATTTTTACCTTTTCTTTAACATTCCATACTTTTCTAAATAACGCTGAATAGTCATGTGACTGCACCCAGCTTCTTTAGATATTGCAACTATATCTTTACGTTCTACAACGTACCTTTTGTAAAGCCAGTCTTTAGACTCATAAAGCTTCATTTGCTGCCCACCATGCTATTGCCGTTGCATCAGAGACATTATCACTTTGAACCTCAACGCCAAGCGTTCCAGCAAAATCCAATGTTCTTTGCTTTCTTCTTTCACGGATTTTTCCTTTAATCCAAGTATCTGATTTTCCTGGAAATTCGGCTTTAATGGATTCTTTTTGAGCTTTTGTAAAATTAGTGTTGCCGATGTAGCTCTGCCATGTGATTGGATGGACTTCAACAACCTTGACATCATCATTCATCAACTCCCCCATTATTGTTCCAAACATATAAGCCATCTTTAGTCCAGTAGCAACAGATTTTACAGAGACAGCAGCTTCTATACATATTATATCATATTTTAACTTATTTTTAAGTGCTCTGACTTTTCTCTTTGCATCTAACATTCTTTCATAAACACTAGATCCATGAAAATTTATCTCTCCCCATTGAACAGGTTTCTTATCAACCATTAGACAAAAAGCTATACTGTTTGTACTTGAGTCTATTCCTAATATTCTAGTTGCCATTTAACATTTCCAAAAGACTTTTACGTTCCCGTTCTCTTTCTTTAGCTTTGCAACCCTCGCAGATTTTATCAACAGTAAATCTATTTAATACCTGCTTGCACCCTTTATTTGCACAAACAAATTTTTCTCCAGCAAGTCTAGCTTTTTTATAATAATATTTTTCTTTAATTTTAATATTTGTTGCTATCTTGCAGCATTCATCAGAGCAATACTTTTGATTATGAGTTTTTGGCTCAAATTCATTATTGCAACCATCATTAGAGCAAATCATTCTAACCTCAGACTTTCCCAAACATTATCATTATTAAAAGAAGGTGATTGAGTCATATCAAATATATCTTCGCTACAATGCAATCCTTCTACACCTATGTGCTGTGATCTCGAAACGTGAGGATGGATAGAGAAGAGATTGTTTGAAGGCAACACTCTAAGTGTTATGTTCCAATCCCAACCAGACTGAGTGCCGTTACCGCTTGAATAGTTAAAGTCCCAAGTATCTTTAAAGTAATTTTCCCAATCTTCTTTCCATGTTCCCCAGACCAAACCGTTGAATGCTTGCTCTTTAATTACAATAGAAGGATCAGATGTGTGCCATTTTGTATTTGCAGATATTATTGAAATTGATTTATCTTCTCTGAACATTGATTCTGCTTCATCAAAATATTCTAATACATCTTTAGAAACAATAATGTCGTCCTCCGCCAGAATGACAAAATCATATTTTTGAAATAAATCATCAAAAGCAAACCAAGTATTTGCTGCACATCCCATTACACGATTATTTACAATAACTTTAACAGGCTTTTCTATTTTATCTTCAAAATTTTTTATTACATTTTCTACAGATTCAAGCTGGTCTGATGGCTCTACTTTAAAATAAAAATCATACTTATTTAATCCTATGACCTGTGACCATGAATCTAAAGTTTTTTTCAAATAATCAAAACGATTAAATACCGTAAATACTATTGCTTTATTCATAAAGACTTGTTTCCATAGCTGGGTATTGAGCTTCCCCTTCATCATTCTTCATATCTTTCCAACATACCTTTTTGACTGGGCAGTACTTGCAGGCACTTTGAGTTTTTGTAAAAGCTCTATTAGGAAGAGTTTCAGCCATATATAAATCATAAACTCCACGCAGCCAATCAAATACATAATC